CGGCGTTACGCAGGCCATGTTGGAGCAGCAGATGGGCGTGACCGCAGAAAAGGCCATTGCGCTGCTGGATGATATGGAATCCGCTGGTGTGATTGAGTTCTCCAACGGCCACTACACCATCGCCGCTGCTGACAGCGAGGAGGAGTAACCTATGGCAAAGGCAGCAGCGACCCGCAGCATCCGGGATGACCACCAGAAGAACTTCCTCAAAATCTTCAATAGCCTGACTGGAAAGCATAGCCGCTGGGAGATTTGGGCGGACTTCGTCACCCTGACGGCCATCGAGATCTCGAGCAGCACGGACAAGGTAAATGCCCCAGAGCGCACCAAGATGTATCAGACCATCATTTCCAAATACTCCGCCAAGGAGCGGGAGGGCATGGCTAAAATGCTGGGCGAGGTAATCATGGGCATGGAGCAGAATCCTGACCAAGACTTCCTCGGTTCGCTGTACATGATGTGCGAGTTGGGCAACGACCACGCCGGGCAGTTCTTCACTCCCTACGATGTGTGCCGCTGCATGGCCGAGATTACGTTCGACCCGAAGCTGCACCCGGACATGGAGGGATTCATCTCGGTATCTGACCCGGCCTGTGGTGCTGGGGCCACGCTGCTTGCCTTTTTGAACGTCTGCAAAAGACGGAATATCTGCTACCACAACAAAGTCCTTGTCATCGCCCAAGACATTGACTTCATCGTTGGGCTGATGTGCTACGTCCAGTGCAGCTTCATGGGCTGCGCTGGATATGTAGTCATCGGTGACACACTCGTGAACCCGGCAACGGCCTACGACAGCCGCGGATTGCTGCCCGCAGGACCACAAAACCGCATCTGGTATATGCCGCTTTTCTCAACTGATGTGTGGTATATGCGCCGCCAGATAGCGCAGATGAACCTGCTGTTTGAACCGAAAGGTGAACCTGCAAAAATCGAAAAAACCGATATTAAACCCGCAAATTTGCAAAAATCTATCAAAAATGAGCCTAAAGCCCCGGAAAACGAGCCTCTTAACGAAACCAAAACCGGGCAGCTCACGTTTTTCTAACCCGAAGTAAGAAAGGAGTATCCCTATGGCAGACATTACTTACATCCCCATCCGGCAGCTATACCCTCACCCCGATAACCCCCGCAAGGAACTGGGAGACCTGTCTGAGCTTGCCGCCAGCATCAAGGAAAACGGTGTGTATCAGAACTTGACCGTAATCCCCGGCCACTATCTCAACAGCCGGGAGTACATCGCAAAGTGCGTTGACGAGGGCGGGGATGCCGCAGCAGCAGCGGCAGCATGGACACCCAAGGCTGTGTGGTCCAGCGATGACTACACCATCATCATCGGGCATCGCCGGGCCGCGGCCGCACAACAGGCAGGATTGTTTGAAGTGCCCTGCGTGGTCGTGGAAATGGACGAAAGGGAACAGCTGCAAACCATGATGATTGAGAACATGCAGCGTAGTGACCTGACTACCTATGAGCAGGCGCAGGGCTTCCAGCTGATGCTGGATTTGGGCGATACGGTAGAGCAGGTGGCATCCAAGTCTGGCTTCTCCCAGTCCACCATCCGCCGCAGGGTGAAGCTCCTTTCTCTTGACCGGGATGCGTTCCGCCGGGCAGAACTTCGCGGCGCCACTCTTTCGGACTACGCAGAGCTGGATAAGATTGAGAGCGTTGAGGACAAAAATAAGGCGCTGGAAGCTCTTGGCACTCAGAACTTCCGCCGGGTGATGCAGGAAGTTCTGGAAAATCAGAAGTGGGAACACCGCAAGGCTGAATGGATTGCAGACCTCAAGAAATTTGCAATCGAAGACCCGAATGCTACTTATCAGACCCACGAACACGTTACCGGGTACAGCAAGTGGAACATCACCAAAGATGTTGTTGTGCCGGAAGATGCAGATCATGTCCAGTATTTCTACAAGGTGAGCAGTGGGCAGATTGATTTGTACAAGACCCGTGATGTGGCCGCAGAGGATGCCGAAAAGGCAAAGCGGGATGCCGCCCGCGAGGAAGAACGCATGATTGGGGAAAGTTTCCACAACATCACGGAACTTATGTTCAATCTCCGCCGTGAATTCGTGGTGGAGCTGACTCCTACCGATTGCAAAAAGGGCTTCCCGGCTATTGCCCGCTACATGGCCTGTGCCGCAGACGATAATTTTGATTTAGACCTGACGCTGATTGGAAACATCCTCGGTGTGGAGCTGTCGCAGGAATTTGTGGACAGTTCCGGCAAGGACTGGTACAAAATTCTGGATGAAGATGGGGTCTACGGTACAATGCCGGAAAAGGTGCTGCTGGCACTTGCCTATTCTTCGATGGACAGCAGCTATTGCGGTTACTGGAGTAAGGACTGGAATGTTGAGCGCCAGAAATATGTGTACTCTTATCGGGAAAATCCGACACTGGATGCCACCTATGAAATGCTGACGGCGCTGGGGTATGAGATCAGCGACGATGAGCAGGCATTGCGGGACGGCACCCACAAGATTTTCCGGGAGTACGGCCCCGATGAAAAGAAGTGGTCGGATTGTGACTACTGCAAGGCGGCACACCCAAACTGTGATAAGTGCTGCAAAACCTGTGATGAACCTTGCAATGCCGTTCAGGACTGCAAGAAAAATGAAGAAAGGACTGAAAACGATGAATGAGAAAACTATGGGGGCTATCCCTGTTTCTGCACTGGAGCGTCTGGAGCAGAGCGCTGTGAAGCTGAGCCTGATTACTTTTTGCCTGCGCCATGAAGAACTCAAGGCCGCCCCGGATGCGGCAGAAATCCACAGCATCAAGTCTGACCTGAGCCGGGCATTGCAGGAGGTCAGCGCCAATGCTACCGCCTGCGCGCTGAGCGGCGGCATCCCGGAAAAGGCAAAGGCAAGCCCCCCTGCGGGGGCAGAGCCTAAGCGTGTCCAGCGGAAAGAAATCCACAAGGGCACGGCCTACGGTGTCCTGCGCCTGCGTTGCCCGAAATGCGGCGACGTATTTGGCCGCTTCCTGCGGGAACCCAGCGCCAGCGTGACCTGTCGCTGCGGCGGGGAAGTTCAGCTGGACAACCTGACACGGTATGAGTTCACCTGCCCCTGCTGTGACTTTGAAGCCCACGGCCGCACCAATCTGGAAGACCCCGAAATCACGGTGCCCTGCAAGTGCGGCAACCCGGTCACGATGAAGTGGGACCGCAACAAGCGTATGTACCATGAATGAGGGCGGAAGCAATGACACTTGTGGGTGCCGCTGCTGGAGCCGCCGGAGGAAGAAAAGCAATGAAAGAAAAAACCATCACAGTTTCGCATGAAGTGTCACCGGAATATGGAAAATGCAGTTTCGGTGGGGACTTTTGGGGAGAAGAAGTGTGCAAGTACCATGCAATTCGTACCCAGACACACGGAAATAAGGCACCGCCGGAATATAGAAAACCTAAGTGCCTGTTATTCAACTGCTGGCTTGATGAACCGTACAAAAAGTGCGAGATGTGCCGCAAGGCGTGCGCGGAGGTGGACAGGAAGTGAAAGAAGCAATCCGTGCTCGATGCCCTTTGTGCGGCGGGGAAATTATAGTTTCCGAGTATTATCAGACATCACGAGATTACAAAGTTCTGATGAACGGGAAACTGTCCAAACGGTACATCGTCACCGATGCCGGTCCCATAAATTCGATGACAGCATCATGCGGCAGTTTTTGCGGCGCATACTGGGAGCATGAGGAGTTTGACATTTCCGAGGACGGAATGTTTTACGATAAAAAATATTTGGAAGAAGAGGTGGGCACATGAAAGCAGTCCTTATCAGCATCAAGCCCAAGTGGTGTGACCTGATCCGGCGGGGGCGCAAGACGGTTGAGGTCCGCAAGACCTGCCCGAAGCTGGAAGTGCCGTTCAAGGTTTATATCTATGAGACCATGGATGGCGGTCGTGGGAGCGGCCTTGTTTTCGGTGAGTTCGTCTGCATCGGATTTGATGTGTTCAGGCCGATCGGCAAGGGCATCAGCATCAAGCGCTTCCCTGCATTGTATGAAAGCTGCCTGACCCTTGATGAAATCGTAAAGTATGCGCAGGGTGAGCCGGTATACGGCTGGCAGATCTCTCAGCTGAAGCTCTACGAGGAGCCGCTCAAGCTGGAGGACTTTTCCCGCCACGGTTTCTGTGGCATGAACGGGACTGGTGTTTGCGGCAATGCAGACTGCGAGAACTATCAACCGTCTGGCAACTATATGGAGCCGCCCACCTGTGCAGTCAATGGCTGCACCCTGTATGAAGCGCCGCAGAGCTGGTGCTATGTGGAGGAAAGGAGGGATTCGGAATGAAGTGGATTCAGATTACCGATGTCATAAAGTGGATTGCTGTGTGCGTTGCAATCTCCATTTCTGTTTATGTGACAAGGGATGGAAGATACCTCTGGTTTCTTCTCATCCCTGCATTCCTGATTTAAGTGGGGTGATGGCAATATGAGAGATTGTTCTATATGCAAGGCGAGGGCGTACTGCTGGGAAGCAGTTGAACCCGGCTCCATCATGTGCGGCATCAACCTGATGCAGCATGGTGGGACGAAAAGTGAACCCGAAACGCCGCGGTCGATAAGCGTGAAGCTGAGTCCGACCTTTTGCGCATACTGCGGTAAGCCGCTGAAAATTGTTGGGACAGAGCGCTTCTGCAACAACGTCCAGTGCTTCAACCGCTTTCAGAATGTATAAAGGGGGATGCCTGATGTCAAATTTTCAAAAAGATGTCCAGCTCCTCACTGATTTGCAGGAGCTGATCTCCGCGAAGGGAAAACTACCGCGGATCCCGTATGAGG